CCATTCTGCCTCAGCACGTTTTTTATTCTGCTCAAATAACGCATCGGCAAATTTTGAATTTTCTTCCCATGTTTTCTCCTTTTCCTCCGCCAGCCATTCTTCGTGAGCTATAAGCCAGTTACCATAAGATTCTAATTCGTCTTTATTACTTTCAGTAGTATCTTTTGTTATTTTCTTTTCCAATGCAGAAGCTCGTGACATAAGACGTAAATTCCGATCTCCGCCCATACTTATAATTTCAGCCTCTAATTGTGCCTGGCGATCTAATAGATCAGTATCTGTTTTTCTGGTTTTTAGTAATTTATTAACCATATCTAACTCTTCCTGCTTATCAGCTATTTTGTATTTTATCAGTTCATCCTCCTTCTCCATTGCCCTATTTAAGTACATCAACTGATTAGCCTCTGATTCCGTCGCATCAGCAGCTTTATATCTAAGTATAGCTACCTCTGTTTCAAGTGTTGCAATAACCTTTAAATCGCCTCTATTGCCCTTCCGTACCTCGTCCATTAAATCTGATGCAGCTTTTATATCTTTCGGTAATTGTTTACCGAAAGCATAACTGAAGTTCCCTGCAACAATATTTTGAAAAAATGTTTTTAATTGTTCCTTTGCTCCTGATAAGAACTTAGTACCAGCCTCCATCCCGGCAAAGGCATTTTTTAGCCCATTAACTGCGGCGGCAGCCAAAGCAACAGGGGAAATAAATGCCAGTAACTGTTTACCTGCTGACATGATAGCAGTCCTATAATTACCTACATTTCGAGTATTATTACCAATTGCTGACTCGGCCTTTTTAAGTTCATCAGTAACTTTTTTAATAGAAGGTGCAACTTCTTTCCGGGCAGCAGCACCCAATCGGTTGTATTCGGCAGTCAGTTCTTTAAGTTTTGCCCTCATCTTATTAACAGACCCTTCGGCAGAATCATCCAGCCGGGCAGCATCCTTCATTGCCTTATTCTTTCCCTCAATAGCAACCCTTAATTTAGCATTGTTATTTGCCTGATCAGAATCCAGGGCGCTTAACCGTGCCTTTAATTGTATAGTTTCCTTATCAAGTCGGGTACGTTCTTTCTCCTGCGCAGCGAGATTCTCAGCCTGTATAGATGCGTTTTTAACAAGTTCCTGTCCCTCTTTTGTTGCAACATTGACACCCTGTAAGGACTTAGTCAATTCGTCGGCAGCAATTTTTAAATCCTTCTGCATAACGACAGATAGATTCTCAAGTGTCTTTATAAGCTCATTAATTGAATCCTGAGTCCCTGATAAATCTATTATGTCCTCCTTACGGATTGGCTCTTCTGCCATTATCTTTTATTTTCCTTGTTAAAATATTGTATCAGTGTAAAATATTCTTTTGTCGTCAATGTTTTTACCGGTTGATTTGTGTACTTACTCAGTATTACACAATTTTGCTCAAAGCTGTTATCATACCGGATCTCGTCATTATACTTACCCGTCAGCCTTTTTGGGTGAATCATACCGGCGAAATACCTATCTTCTGTTTCGACATCAATGTCTTTGTCCTCAAGTATTGCACTCAGTATCTTCAATGTCCGCTGTTTTATCCGGCTCCAGAAAGCTGTTGAAAGAACGTTTGTAAAGATATCCGGGAAGTACATTTCTAATTCTTCATATATTCCTTCACGTATCTCTTTACTTTTTTTTTAAATGTTTCTGCTGTCAATCCACTGTCCGACAGTTGTTTAATTATCTTTTTAAGATTCTCATCCGAAAGATCAGTAACCTCCACTCCATCAATTGAGTATATCATACAGGCAAAAGCCAGTGATTCGGGATTAACCTCATTGATTATATTATGAATCAGAACACGCATATTATCAATGACCTTTTTTGCTTTCTCCTTATCGTCAAGTGACAGTATCAGCCGGGTTATATGAATCGCGTCAATATCCTGAAACGACCCGCCCAGCTCGTCGTGAAGCATCCAGTATTTATTAACCTTTGAAAATCGTTCGGCAGTCAGCTGATCAATATCTGCATACATCAGAATCCTTGTTCTTTTTAATCCCTTATTTATAACTACCTCTCTCATATCTGATCCGCTGTTATAAGTGTATCATCTGCTGTTATCAATGTAGTATCAGCCGTATAATGAGGACTACCGTAAGTATTTGCAACATAACAGTCATCACGGATGGTTAATTCAAAATCCATTCGGCAACACCATTTCGGGTACATCTTGAACTTATTATCAATCTGATCAAGTGTAAACCCGTCGTAAACCTTTGTTATGTCATCTTCGATAAATCGCTTTGCAACTAACATACCGGCAACTTGTACCGTATTAAAGAAGTGAAATATATCTTCAATAAGCTTAGACTTCGTTTCCTTATAACTTACTGTATCATCTATCTTATGAATGTCAATATAAAATATACAACTAACAAGGTGTTTTATCAGAGGATCCTTTGGAGGAAAATTTTCATTAAGCTCGAAGGTTGTATCTCCGTTTTTAACCCAGAAAGAAAATGCAGAGTAAATATCCGACGGCGTCATCGGGATAGGATTTTTAACATTCGATTCATAAGCAGCAGGATAAACATAAATCTGGTCGCCGCGCATCTCGACAATACGATCCGATAAGCCAAAGGATTTATTTAGCCAGCTCAGTGAAGTAATCATTTTAAGCTGGATAACCTGAATTTTTGCGTCAAGTCCTTTCAGAGTAAGTGTCGGTATTATCGGAGTTTTAAGCGACATTTCTTATTTTTCTTATCATTTCGTCTCTCACTATATCCCTTAGTTCGCCTTTGTTTTCTTCTGTCAGCCCAAGGGCGCTCTTGAATCTGTTCTGAGTCTCTAAAAAGCTTCCCCATATTTTATTTTTACTATCAATAATAAACTTGTCCCGGAAGATTATCAGTTCCAATTCGCCGTGAAATGTTCCCTGCCATTTCAGGGTAATAAATTCAGTTTTATTAAATGGTGCTCGTTTTTTCGCTTTTATTGTTGATGGCGCATAATGTTCCTTACCAGCAGGATTCTTAACATCCATTACACCGTCGTCATACATCTGGCTACGGTTCATGTCAAGAATCGCTTCTTTATTTTCTCGCAGGATATCATCAAACAGTTTCGCGATATTGATAGCCCTGAGGTGCAACAATTTTTCTGTTATTGTCATAGCGAACATAAAATATCAAATTCTTACATTGAGGGCACCTGTAATTCTTACCATTCCCTCCGCGTTCTGCTGCAATCAACCGGCCAGGTCTGTGATCAAGATAGATACTCTGTGCTGCATTACCAAGATAATCCTTCCATCCGCACGCGTAACATTGTACTACTGTCATTGGAGTTACTACTGCCGGTTTTGCTTCTACTTTCATATCGCTCCTATCCTTATCCCAGAAGGTTTATTTTTTGGTAGTGCAGCCGATAGATCACTCAGATCCTCAGCCAGCGCATTAACAGCCTGTTCGGCTTCAACGAATAATCCTTTCTTATTACTTGTCCGATCACCCGATAACTCGTAAGCAATGACAGCCTGTGAAGCGTTTACCCGCGAAGGATTGACCCTGACAGCCGGATTAACCAACATGTAATTAAGCATATCGGCAGCAAATTGTTTTCCCAGTGGGTAAGTAATCAGAGAAAGATTATTGGTAATCAACTCCGTAACATCAGGCTTAACAGTCAGTGAGAGATTCAGTCCGAAGTTTGTTGTTTCGTCATAAACCATGTCATCCAGTAACGGAAGGTTTGTCCCTGATAATTTACTTGATATAACATAAAACGGCATTATATCAACATACTTAGACCACAATTCAAACCTGTTATAATTATCTTCTGACCCCTTACAGGATACACACGGGCCGGTCTGGAAATCATAACGTTTACGGATAGCATTACCAGTAATATCGTTCTCAAAGTAACCTATAAACCACGTACCGCCGGCATCAAAGTCCTGAGCATAATTGACATAGTCAAGTGCAAAACCAAGTGACTTCCAGTCGAATGTACTCGCCGTTGCGGTAGTTATCAGTTGAGAATCTACCGTACCGATATGCGAAGAGTGCCACAGATAAATGGTAAACCCCAGCTGGATAGATGAAAAATGAAAACCGATCTGATCCAGAACAACCTGGATATTGTTAATATTACGCGGTTTAATTGATAGTCCAACCAGTCGCCCGGACTTTGTTATTGTATCCGAAAGATTACCTGAACCAAGAAATATCTGTTTGTTAGCGAAGATCGAACGGGTTGATCCGCTTAGTTTTTTATTCGTTGCCAGTCGGTTAAACAGCATTGCAACTGAACTGTCAAGTTGATTCTGTAACCAGGTATTAAACGTAATTTCTTCCGGTGCAGCGTAGTAAAGATTGTCAGTACGCAGGAGAGGATGAAAATCATCAAAGTACATACCTGATACAGAACTCCTCAAAGCAGTAGCGACAGTGCCGATCGTTGTATCATCAAGTTCCCGGAAGCCGATATAACCTGTTAAGGCTGTTTTTAATGTTGAAATATTAAACATCTACCATAATTTTTTAGGACATTCTTCCGCCATACTCCTTATTTTCGCAGGTATGAAACAATGACATTCAGGGCAAAACTCATTTCTTACTTTATTTATCTGGAGACAGACAGCACATATCTTTGCACGTTCGATTGCTTTCTGTTCTGCCTCTGGTGTCCTGAATATATAATTTCCAAACCCTTCAATGATCCTTTGTACTTTATTCTTACAATTCGCGCACATACGTAAAAAGAAAGCCCGCCCGAAGACGGGCTAACTCTCAGTTAAAGTTTTGCAAACTCAATACCAAAGATCACTCCTGCATCAGTGGTAATCGTTGCATCATAAGAGCTTGTAAAAGCCCTGTCAAAACTGAAGGAATAATTTTCCATCAGTGTAGCCTGAAGACCAGTAAGCAGTGAACTCTTATCGGCACAGGAACTCTGGAACAGTACCCCGACTTGGTGACCAAGTAACGGAAGTTCCTGTACGTACCATTCTTTACCGTCGCCTGACTTATTACCCATACGGGCATCGATGTCAACCCATGACAGGTAAGCCAATGAACCGACCGGCATAGCATAAGCTACTCCGAGAAGTGCTGTACCTATGGCAGTACGGTTGCTGTAAGCGAATGAATAACCTCCGTACTGGAATCCAAGGTTTGCTGAGTTCCCTTCGCCCTGGTTAGAATAATACTCTACCAGTCCGCGAACACGATGCGACCCTACGATATTAATACCAGCGTCAGCATTGATGTCATTGGCAAACATGATATCTTTCAGATCCTGAAAGAACGTATCATGGAATGCCAACGGAACCTGCATATAATAAGCAGTCTGGAAGAACGGGTTACCCGTAGCGGCATCAGCATAGGTCATATTTGCAACCAGGTAAGCAACAGCATCAGTGTCAGCATCCAGAAGAAATGCCTTTTCAACTGCTTTAGCCTGATGGTTAAATGCAGCCTGATAGCTGATATAATTACCCTGATGTTCTGCCGGAACCATCATAAACCCTGCTTCGACAGTTGTCCATGAAGGAGTTACGAAAGCTGATGTAGCCTGATTGTACGTAGGCGTACAAGAACGTACAGCAGCAGTTGAGAGCGTCTGTCTTATTAAGACCTGGAGAGATGTCGTACGGGCAGCCGAAGCACGACCGGCGACAAATTCAGCATACCCCGGAATAAGATTCGGAGTATCTTTCAGGAATGTAGCATAAGCACCGTAATTCGAGAAACGGTTATCATGCGCATCCAAATTTGATTTTTCATAACTTAAACGAAATTCGTCTAAGACTGTTGCAGCATAAGCCATTTTAAAATTGTTATTAAATTAATACTATATTATGGTTTACGCAAAGCCACTTCTTAGCGCATCGGCAAATTTGCCGAATATTCTTTATAAGCCAATGTATAATCTTCTGACCCCCTTAGAAGTTTTTGGCTAATAAGAAATCTACTCAAATCTTCTTTTGTTTTAACTGTATCAGGTATTACCATCGCAATTTTTGTTAACTTGCCTGAAGCTTTGTCATACTCTTTAACTACTTCACTTTCAATACCTGGTCCACCTTCAATCTTACGTCCCGTATCCAGTACATCTTTCAATCGTTCTTTCAGAAGGTCATCAGCAGTATAAGGATTCAAGGCATTGTGAGGATTACGCATCGGAACACCGTCTTTCAGAAATACCAGTTTACCATCCTGCCGTGAGGCAATTGAAGTAAGATCACTAATTACTTGCCTGACCAAAGATTTGACTGCCGTCTCCGGAATGTTTTTCTTAAACTGAAGCC